TTTGCCAATTATGGAAAAGATGTTGCCAATACTTAACAACGTGGCTAATTACATGGCCGAAAATACACAAGTAATTATTGTTTTAATGGGTGTTGTTGGAAGTTTGGCTGGCGCAATCGTCGCAGCAAACCTTGCCATGCGTGTATACACCGCAACAGTAAAAGCCGTAGAAATAGCAAACACGCTGTTGGCTAACTCGTTTACAAGTTTGCAAACATCAGTGGGCGTTTTGGCAACTGGCATCGGAATTGCAGCTATTACATTGCAAGCGTTTTATGAATTGTTTAAAGAAGGCCCACAAGCTATTCGCCAAACAATTCAACCATTTAAAGACTTTGCTTTATTCGTGGGCGCAACAGTAGCAACGATTGGCAACGGCGTTCTGGGTGCAGTTGAGTTAGTTGCACGCGGCATTAACTCAATGGTTAACGATGCAATTAACGCAATAAACTTTTTAAACCCAACAAAATTTGGTGAAATACCTAACGTACCAATGCCTAATTTTCCTAAAATACCTGTACCCAAATTTGGCACCGGTGAATACACAGGCGGCGGCGCGGCATCTGTCGGGTCTGGCGCAGCTCGCGAAGGTGGTGTGGGTCAAATCTTGGCCGGAATGACGGGCATTCCAACTTTGACTGCCCCGTTGCCAAGCGTCGGTGGCGGTGGCGGTGGTGGCGGTAGTGCTGGCCCATCATACGCGCCCGTTAACGGCCCAATCGGCTATGTCGGTGGCATCCAAGACCGCATGGCAAACCGACCAGACGTAACCATTAACGTGACTGGCGGTATTTCAACCAGTGCACAAATCGGTCAATCTGTAGTTGACGCGCTCACACAATACACACAAGTTTACGGGCCACTCAATCTGGCAATCAGATAAATGGCTGCAACAACACTTGTCACTGGCGGCACCTATTTGCTGGAATTGTCTACGGGTTACGACTCGTCAGCGTTCTACCTAGACGACTCAACATTAAACGGCACAGCTGTGCTTGATGGCGATGGCACCGATTATGTGGACATTACGCCCGTTGTACAAAACATTGGTATTAGTCGAGGGCGACACAAACCGTTGGACGTGTTTGGGCCCGGCACAATGTCTGTCAGCATCAGCGTGCCAAACACCAACCGTGCCTATGACCCGTTAAACACATCTAGCGCGTATTACAACACGTTGACCGAACAGCCGGGTTTGGCACCGTTGCGTCAAATCCGTTTAAGCCGTAACGGCGAATACTTGTTTACTGGTCGAGTGACAACCTATAACCAGCAATACAACTTGGGCGGTTTGACCAGTTACCAGATATTTGCTGCCGATGACATTTATGTGCTGTCACAAGGCAGTTTGCCTACTACGGCCACAAGTAGCCAAACGTCGTCAGAACGCATTACAGCCGTTTTGACAGCCGCAGCGTACGCAGGCACCACATCCCTTACAGCCAGCCCAACAGCGACGCTAGGGGCTTACAGCATCGCTAGTGGCACAAACGTGAACGCCTATCTGAACCGCATTCAACAGGCCGAACAGGGCCGTATTTTCTGTAGTCGCACCAACGTGCTGACCGCCCAACCGCGCATCGGCACCACACTGTCAGCACCTACCGTGACGTTTAACGACACCAATACGGCTACGCCTTACGACAACATTGTGGTGGAATTTGACCAGCAATCGGTTATTAACAACAGCAACATCACTATTGAGTCTGGCGGCACGTTACAAAACGCCAGCGACACAGCGTCTATTAGTCAGTATTTCAAGCAAACTGAAGCAATTACAGACAGTTTGTTATCGAGCGACGCGCAAGCTGCCACACTGGCCAGTTACTTGCTGTATCCAATACCTAAACCGCGTTTCACCAACGTGTCAACCACATTTGCCAGTTTGACCGACGCCCAAAAAAACACGTTGGCGCCCATAGAAATTGGCCAGACCGTCACCATCACCAAGTCGTTTGCCAGCGGTACGCCCACCACCGTGACACAGGATTTATCAGTCGAAGGCATTGACCACGTAATTGACATGAACACCGGGCACCGCATGAGCTTGTGGACATCACCAACCATCATTCTTAATGACTTCATTTTGGATGACATTACGTTCGGTGTGCTATCTACCACCAACGCGCTGGCATAGGATAAAGTCTCATTATGGCAAATACGCAGACCACCGTCCCACTGTTTGTAGCCAATCAAGTTTTGACGGCTGCACAACAAAACGCTAGTGCCGGCACAGGTGTGCCAGTGTTTGCTACGACCGTTACGCGTGATGCAGCGTTTGGTGGTAGTAATAAAGCGTTGGCAGAGGGCCAGTTGTGTTACATCGAGGCGAGCGATGTTGTGCAGTATTACACTGGCGCGGCTTGGGCTACTGTCGGGCCAACAACAAGCAAAATTGCTCAGGTTGTTTCCACAAGTTTAACTTCATCATTTAGCACGGCAGCAACGGCTTATACCGACATCACAGGCTTGAGCGTGTCAATTACGCCGACACTAAACACAAGCAAAATTATGGTTTGGGTTAGTTTGCAGGGATCAGTTAGCGCGGATATTTCTGTAATGTTCCAACTTGTAAGAGGTTCTACTGCAATAGATATTGGTGATGCGGCAGGCAGTCGCACAAGGGCTTCTTTTGCTATGTTGCAAAATGACACAGTTTTGCAGCAAGGCAATTTTAGCCTTAACTTTTTAGATAGCCCTGCAACAACAACCGCAACAACATACAAAATGCAAATGTTTACAAATAGCGGTACGGCATATATTAACCGCACAGGCGCAGATAATGACGCAGCGACCAGACCGCGCACCGCATCAAATATTACAGTAATGGAAGTATTAGCATGACCGACTACGCAGCAGTTTTAACAGCAAACTACGAAGGCAAACAATGGACACTTGCAGGTGATGACTATTCTGGTCTTACATGGCTTAGCGCTGGCATAGCACCGACACAAGCCGAATTAGACGCAGCATGGCCAACAGTCGCATACAACCAACAAGTCGCACAAGTCGAAGCAAACCGCCGCACACAATATGAGGCACAATCAGACGGCATTTATTTTGCTTGGCAACGTGGTGACGCAACCGAAGTTGAATGGCGCACAGCAGTTGCAAAGGTAAAAAGTGACAACCCGTATCCACCAAATCCTGTTGGCTAGTTTCGTGTGTGCGCTAATCCTGACCGCTTGCGAAACAACACGGGTTAACGCTCCACATAAAACACGCAACAGTGCGTTGACGCGTTGCTCGACTATTACTCAATGCGAAAGGGTCAGCAATGGCTAAAGACCGTTCAGAAATTGACTACTTACATGCACGCATGATTGTTTTTGTTGCGTGCACAATCGCAATAACATTTGCTGTCACCGTAATTGGCTTTGTTTATTTTCTTGGTTTTGTTGACCAACCAGTAGAGCAGTCACCAAATGACGCAGCGTTTATAGACTTGCTTAAAACGCTCTCAATCTTTATGACCGGCACGTTGTCTGGCCTTGTTGCCGCTAACGGCCTTAAAAGAAAACCTGATGATGGCAGTAATACCAGCCAACCCTAAAGTCATTGGGTCTAAGCCGTACACAGGCAACAGTGACGGTGCATCTGCAGGCCCACGTGCTGGCATGGATGAATGGATTAGGCAAGCCATCAGATATGGTGCAGGCGCGTTTTGGAATAACGGCAGCTGGGGCGTGAGAGATATGAGAAATCAGCCCGGCTCATTATCTGTGCATGCCACTGGTCGAGCCGTTGACTTGTCATACAGACCATCAGAGCAACACCCAGATGCAAACCGTAAAGGCAGTATTGCGTTTATCAATATTGTGTTGGCTAACGCAAATGAGTTAGGTGTTGAGTGCGTGCTCGATTATTTCCCGAAAGCGTTTGGGCGTGGCTGGCGTTGCGACCGTCAAGCGTGGAAGTCGTACAGCAAGCCAGAAATACATGGCGCGCCGGGTGGCGATTGGCTGCATGTGGAGATAAATCCACAGATGGCAGACCAGCCAAACCTTGTAAAACAAGCGTTTCAGAGAGTATTCACCGAATTGCCACACTGATGCTCTAGGGTCGAAGTACCGACGATTGGAGACAACATGGCAGATGCCAAAACTTATGTGTACGAGGTTTACACCACACATTTAGACAGCAACCAGATGGTGCTTGTGCAGATATTTCGTGACCCTGAAACAGATGCCGTGCTACATGCACAAATTGCGTTCAAAGATGCAATCGGTGACAGCTGGCAGACCCCTTACCAATTGGAGAAAAAATGACGTTTTTAAGCATCAAAATAGGCGCATGGTTCATTACTGGCTTAGCGGCGTTTACGTTGCTCTGGGATGCTAGTAAGCCGTCTGAGAGCCATCTGCCGATTACCGGTCAAATCACCACTGTGCTGAACAGTGTTGTGCCACCAACTATTGCACCAACGACCACGCTGCCATACAAGGGTTGCATGGAATATTTGAACGATGCCATTTTGGCTGGCTGGCCAATAAGTGAGTCACCAATGATTTTGCGTGTCATGCAACGTGAAAGCCGATGCACACCAACAGCTCTAAACGCAGCCGACAGCAACAACGGCAGTCGAGGACTATTCCAAATAAACGGCGTGCACCAAACATGGCTAATCAAAGAGGGTTACATCAAAAAACTTGATGATTTATATAACCCAGATGTGAATATCCGTGCCGCGTTACACCTATGGTCTAAAGTCGGCTGGTCAGCGTGGAAACTGCCAACACCATGACAGAAATACCATATCCCGAACCCGGCATAACAGAGGAGACCCGACAAATGTATCCAGATAACTACAGCGACAAAATGGGCAAAGTGTTTACAAACATGATTGACGAAATTGTGCGCCCAAACCATGTGCCACGCCCAGAACCAGTTGACCACAGCATTTTGCTTGATGAGCTTGTACTGATGTATGACGCACACATGACCATTGGCGGTGAGCAAAACAGATTTAATGCATCAGTTATTAAAGCAGCCATAAATGTTATACGCGCCTTGTAAAGCGTGCGGTTTAACAATGCACGGCACTCGATACCGGCACAACCCAGAAAAAGTTATGTGGTTACATCCGGGCTTAAAAGCGTGTGCTAAAGTAAAACCAATTCCGACGATAAGGAGCAGGCATGAACAGTGACGAAGTAACAATCAGACTTGACCAACACGACAAAAACAAAGTCAACAACATTGTTTTAACGTGCGAAGCACAAATACGATTGCGTAAACAACGGGAAAGTTTTGTGCACCCAAACAGCGCTGGCACAATGCGAGTTGGTTACACAGCCGAATTTGCGTTTGCCAAATGGCTAGGCGTACCGTTTAGTTACAGACCGTATCACCGGCTAAGCACCGATGTGATGGGATACCAAATTAAAGCAACATTGCTGACCGCTGGCTGTCTTATAAAAAAGATAACGAACCCTGCAGGCGTGTACGTGTTAGGCACAGTAAACGAC